AGCCATTCGGTCTTTGCGCTCAGCCATTATTCTGAGATTTCAGATTTTGCTTCTTGAATCTTCTCTGTAAGTTTATCTTCTACAAACTTATAGACACGAGCAAAAGCCTCGTCTACATTTTCACCATCACGCTTTGAATCTACAATACCTAAATCAAGGCGTAGTGATTGAAAATTTCCTAGATTAAGTGTATATCCAAGTGTTACAGATACCTTTGTGTTGTCGTTTTCCATTATCCACCCATTCAATAATTAAATAGATTCACTCCACACTGGAATAAATCGTCCATCTTCTGTCTTCGTATATGTAAGTATACCGTCCCCCATTCGCCTTGTCAACTCTTGGCTTGTAGGAGTCATGTTGTTTGTTATTAATTTGTCTTTTCTTGGTTGTCCAATATGTATAGTTGCCAGTATAGCACAAATCTCTTTAACTTGGTCTTCTGAATAATATGCCCTTATTTGAAAACCTGTTTTACCATCAATGCTTGATCCAACTGGTGGAGGAATGACTCCTCGTTTTATTAATCTTGGCATATACTTTCTATGACGATTAACTAACTTAGCAGTCTCAGCAATTGTGTATGCTCTTTTTCTATTTCTTCTAAAGTCAGAACGTAAGCAAGTTTCTAATCTATCTTTATTAATATTATAAACAGTTACCATTCCTGTTGATCTAGAACTATGATGAAGTCTTACTAGGTCTCCATTAAGGAACCATATCTTTTTACCGCCAGAAATTACAGGTTCGCTATTATATGCTTCGCTCTGAATTTTTCCTTTTGCAGTAACCATTTTCCCTCCACAGATTCGCTAGGTGGATGATAGAATTTTCTGTTTCCACACTTTACACAATATGTTTCTAGGTGATCTATGTTTGAATGTATTCTATCAACAAACATTTTTCCTTCGCATCTTTTACATCTCATCTTAGTTTGGCACACCAATTGCAATAACATTAACACCAACGGATGCTGTTCCAGAAGTTCCAAACTTTACAATAAATTGAACCTCTGAAGTTGTAATAGAAGTTATTACAACGCTTGTATTTGATCCAGCAGTTGTTCCGCTTATGTTTACAATTGATGCAGTTGCAATTGGAGGAAACTTAAAGTTAGAAAATGTTACAGAGTATGTTTTTTCTTGACCAGCGGTTACTGTTTCATTGTTTGCAATTGACTTATACTTTCCAACAAACTTTGTGTCTGATGTCTTTAAACTTTTCTTTTCTGCTCCAACTACGTCAACGTCTGTATAGTTGTATGTTGCATCAGAAATAGAAGTAGACAGGTCGTTTACTGCCTCTGCTAACTGATAAATATATGTAACATCAAGAGGTTGTCCTCTTTCTGGTAGTGGTACTTTTGCCATTTTATTCCTCCTATTAAATTATACCAAAGACACTGTGCCAGAGTCAAAGATATTCAGTGCTGCTTTAATTTCTTTTTTTGATGAAATGATTTGAACTTTTACTCTAACCGTTGTAGTTCCAGTTTTTAAAAATGAATATGAGTGTACCTTTGATTTTCCATGATAAAAAAAGTCTCCTGAATCAAATTTAACAAAGACATCGTATTCTGGAAAGTCATTTTGGTCTCCCCATACGGCTGTAATTACATCTCCTGTCTTAGATACTGCCCCGCTTGTTACAACAAGATCAACGCCATCAGAGTTATATATCGGAGACCAGTGTGATGTTCTGTTTTTATCTTCAGATATAATTCTATATCTAATATTATATTTTTCTGTATCATGGTCAACTGGAGGCAAAGATGATTTTAAAATCCTTGTTTTTTTAATGTTTGAATCAACCATTAGGTTACCCCAATAGAAAATCTAAATTCAATATAATTACTTGTATTTGGTGATTTAATAATTGTTGTAGAGTTATCATTTTTAATAACTGAATAACCAGTTAAACCATACAATGGATTTGTTGTTGCAATGTTTTCAAGTCTCAAAGCATCTAGTGCAATATAATAATCTGGAGAAGGGAATGGTCCACCAGTTCCAGTAGAATCAAGAACACATACATAGATCTTAACAACAGTAACTGCTTCCCAAGTAAAGTTTTGAGTTGTATAAAGTTCTTGTAATTGTTTCTTTACTACAACATACCTATTTGTTGCAAAATCATATCCATCAAATCCATTTTCAATATCAACTTCAAACCTTGCATAAACGTCTGGCTCTGCAACATCAGTACCTGCAAAATCAATTAATATTCTAACAGTCTCTGGAACTGCTACAGAGTCTCCATCTTTATTAACTAAAGAAAATGCAAACCTTAATTCATCTGTTGGAGAGTTTTTAGAAAAATCAACATTTGGTGCAGTTAAGTGTATGTGGTTTGAACCAGGTTCAACAACAATATGATCAACTCCTCCAGAGCCTCCACCATCTAGGCTTAAGTCTGAATCATCTCCTTGAATTAATATTGTATTATTTAAAAATCTTGCACGTTCATATTTTTCAATACGACCTGCTTTATAAAAAATAGAGTTATCTGCATTTGTTTGAAACACACCGTCTGTTGCAATTACGTTATCATCTTCTGGATCATCCAAAGGTACAGATATTGTTGGTATTTCTGTTGCTGCTGTTGAAGTATGATGAATCCAGGTTTCTCCTTGTGCAAAAGAAAACACAGTCTTGCTATCGTTTGCTCCAGCAGAAGGGTTTGATCCTGCTGAGTATAGACCTACCTCTGTGATTTCGTATCTTTCTTCTGTTGGTAGTTCTGCGGTAAGTACAATTTTATCAATACCGTTTTCGTTTATAAAGCCTCTAGAAGATATAGGAACTCTAAACATTTCAAAATCTAGGTTTGTTTTTGTTGCAAAGTCGTCAGCAACGTCTTCTGTCTGTAGTGGTTGTGGGCCACACCCAACTGCAAGATATGAGGCATAAGCGGGGGCCTGTCCAAGCATATATTTCCCGATTATACTCTTGCCTTTATTTGTAATCATGATACAGTTTCTCCAAAGTTCGCTTCATATATTGTACCATTTATGGCGATTTGAATCTCTAGTTGCTCATCATTATTCATATTAACAGTCTCAACAATCAGGTCACCAGTCTCTTGCTCAATATAAACATTTACCCCATTTGTTCCGTTTGCTTCAAGTGGCACCTTCTCTTCAAACTTAATTGCAAAGTTAGCAAAATATGTATCAGATGTTGCCTGCAATCTTAAAATATTGTTAGGGTTATATCTTTGCTGGACAAGTCCAAGATTTTTAATTGGTGAATAAGATACTCTCTGACCATTTATAATATCGTTTCTAGAAATACTTAATAATTCGTGACCACCAATATCTTCAAATATTAAATCAGCCATAATCTCTGGAGACATAGACTCATCATTAAAAAGAACTGTATCTATTGGAGCAGTCTTTGTTGGGGCAGGTGTATATGCTGTTACTACTGTTGCATTTGACGGAGTTTGTGGAACTGGAGATACTGTCACTTTACACCTCACTCAAATAAATTGTCATGTTTGGACCACTTTCTGATCTTTGATATTCTATATTATAAACTACAAACCTAGAATTATCTTGAGATACTAGATCTAAGCCAGATGAATCCTTATAGTTTATTGTTACGATATCACCAAGTTGTAATGTTGGTATGCTAAAGATGTTCATTCCAACAGACTTCTTAGGTACCATCAACTTGTTAATAATCCAATTCATCATAGCATCTGCATCATCTTGTGTTTGTATGTATGGGCTATCAATGCTAAACTCGTTTTTACCATATGTTAGTCTACTTAACTTTATTTCATCATATCTTGATTTTTCAACTAAAGGTGAATAGGTTAAGGTACTTCCAACTAACTCTGGGTCAGATAAATTACCACGCTTCTTAAAGAATTCATCTACTGTTAGTTCATGTGTTGTATCTTGTGTAAAAGTAATTCCTTGAATTCTTAAAAAATTTCCAGTTGTCTCATCTAGATTAAGTGCCTTATCTGTTGAGTTAAATATTAAAAATTCTGCACCATAAGAGTCTGCATAAAACCCAGACGTAGTATATCCTTTTATATTATTAAAGGTTGGAGAAAGTTTTGCATAAAGTGCAGGGTATGCACGATCATATTTAATGTCAAAGTATGCACACTCACGCATAATAGAACCAAACTCTTCAAAATAAATATTATACTTTGGTGGTTGTTGTGCGCTAATTCCAGATAAGTATGTTGATTGTACAACACCACTCATTGCATATTTTCTAAAAGACTCTGTAACGTCAACTTCTTTATCTCCAAACACCTGTCCTAAACCATCATTAACGGTAAATACTGTATTTTGACTATAGTTTTTAGACAGAGCGTATATATTTTCAAACATGCATCTTGAAGAACCACGAACAAATAATGCCATGTTGTTGTATGTTGGTAGTGGATCTGTATCATCTACAACCTTTATTAATTGATTATTAATATATAAATAGAATCTTCTTGTATTGCCAATGTCAACATACTCTACTGATAAGTCGTATACCGTTGAATTTTCTTCTCCAGCAAATCTTTGCTGCCCAGTAAACTTTCCATCATCTACAATAACCTTTGATAGACCACCCCAAAGTTTTATAGGTATAGCATTTGAGTTTGATGAATCTTTTTTAATTTTATAAAATACAACATTATTTACTGAAAACTGTGCATTGTTATTTTCATCAACCTTAAGATATGAAGTTATATTATCTTCAGTAAGTGCGACAATTTCAAAATAATATCCATTATTTGTTTCTGGATTTAATAAAAAGGCTAATCCACCAGACCCTCCACCTATGTTTATATTTTGATCTGGTTGACTTCCAGATAGTTGGTAATATGTAACGCTGCCGTTTGGAGACTGTGTTCTAGTTGTATTATTTTCAATTTTTCCAATAATTCTCATTCTAGTACCAAAATGTTTATATGCATTATCTAATCCCTTATATGCATAAGATACAAAATTTAGTGGAGTTTCTGTTGTTTTAAAAGATGGACCATTAAACACTAATGCAGATGACTGAATTGTTCCTGTTTGTGTTGATGGTAAACTATTTACTTCTGTTTCAGTTAAATAACTTGTAGACATAAAATTCTTTATAATGCTATTTCTTGTTGATTGCTTTGCAACTGTATTGCTTATGCCTGCTGCAGCAACGGTTGTTGAAGGAAGTGTAGAGGCAAGATCAGCATCTAACTTTGTGCTAAATAGATATTGTGATTGCATATCTAATCCACGTACGTTATCGTTATTTGTCCAATAACTATTTATTCCAGCAGAGTGTGAAACTATCTGAGTTCCAAACTGCCCACGTCCATGATCAACAACAGCGCCATTTTGTAATCTTGTTATTCCGTCTATTGTTTCATAGTTTGGTGTTGCATAAATTCTTACAAGCCCTGTAGGGTATATCTTTCCATTAAAAGGGGTTGATGAAAAGTATTTTTGATATTCTTGATTACTGCTAATCCAGACTTTTCCTGTTCCAGTAATGTCAAATTCTGAAGCATCATATCTGATGACCTCTCCATTAGAGTATAGATATCCGTTGTATCTTGTTAACCAATAAACATTTTCTCCAAGGTCTATGACGTTGTTTGTAAGAATATTTCCTACTACAACTGGGGGAGTTCCAACTAGGTCTGAGTTTAATGGCATTGCTCCTAATACATAACTACCCTGCTTTGAAGCAAGTTCATTTATTGTTTTTGTATTTTCTGTTCCGCTAACTTCCCACAAAAGAGATGGTTTATATATCCAAGTTTTTTCTTTGTCAATCATTGTAGATTGACGAATTGAGCCATAAGATCTTTGGATATATCTAGTTGTATAGTTAATTTTTCCATCATTATAGATCTTTTTATCTTGTGATGCTATTGCAATAATATTAGGAAGTTTTCCAGAACTAGAATTTTCAACTACTCCAGAATCAGTTTGATTATTAGATCCAGATAAAATAAAATCAGTTTGTCTTTGTTCTGCTGTAGGCATTAAATAATCTTTACTCATTACAACAAAGTTATTGTATTCATCAAAGAACATTGCACTCTGTGTTGATACTGCTAATTGGTTTAAAACTTCTGCAACATTTTGGTCTGGAGCAACAAAAAAATATGGAATTATTGGATCTGCTTCATCTGCTACACGTCTAAATGTATAGTTGCTAAATCCAATATAGTCAAGAAGCATTGATATTGCATAACTTAATGATGTTTGTGTTGTGAGCAATCTTGGTGCTGGCATGGATTCTAAAAAGAAATAGAAATCTCTTAACTCTAAAGATAGTGTTGCAGCGGTAACATCTGCTTGAGGAAATCCTTCTGAGTATAAAGTTTTAATTGGGACAGAATATTCATCTCCAGCAACATCTAAAATTGATTCATAAAAAACAAATTTAATATTTTTTCTAATATAGTTAGCAACTATGCTAGAAGTATTGTTTTCATTAAATGCTTGGTCATCATCAAATAAGGATAATGTTCCAGTAGAAGCAAGCAATTGTCCAACTGGAAGAGAGGTAGTTCCTATATCAGATAAAATCTTTTTAATATTAAAGTCAATAACCTTGTCTGATATATTTGCAACTAGTCTAGGAGACATCTCAATTAAATCAAAAGTTGAGTCAAACTTATTCATTGTTTCTACTACAACTCTTATTCCACGAATATACTGAAACTCTCTATGTGTAGTTTGATTTTGTGCATCATTGGTAAAAAGTTCTGGATTTGTTAAATCTGTAATAAGTTTTGTTGAACGATTTAAAACTCCTGAGCCAAGTACCCAGCCATACTCTGGAACAAAAGAGTCATATTCCTCATTTGATCCATTCCAAATATATAAAGTTCCACGCTCATTTGCATTTTCAACAACTAGATATCCATCTCCATTAAAAGACTGCTCTGGCAATAAAGTTGTAGATGCTAACTTTTCAACAAACGTATATGATGATTTATACGCATCTGGAATCTTTAGCCCATACTCTAATTCAACATACCCATCTTCTGGAATAATTGCAGATGCATCATCACGGACAGAATTTTCATTAAACAAATAAGCGTCAACCCAGTTATCTTCATTTAAATATTGAATCTTCCATTTAACTGGGGTTGTCTTATTTGTTGCACCGTATAGCGGATCAGCCAAAATACCAGATTGTGTAGTAAAGTTTCCTAAGTTTGCTGTTCCAACATTAGTTTGCATTTTTACTACAATCCTATTTGCTGGAACATTTTCTTTATAAACTACAAAAGGAGCAGTATCATCAATATAGTTTAACCCATTAGAGACGTTCTTTGCAATTCCTCTTTCAATATTGTCTTCTGTTCTAAATGATGACCAGTATCTAAATTGATCATATCTTGATGCCATGTAGTATCTAGGTCTTTCTGCAATTGATACACCTGAGTTTGCAAAATATCTATTATTAAAATAAGATGCCTTATTAATTCCAGAGCGTGGTCTAAATGGTTTTATACAATCTTCTAAAGAATATATCATCTTCATTTTTTCTTTAGTTGATGTAAATAATTGTGGCACTCCAGAGTTATCAAACCCCCCATCCACAACGACATCTGCATCAGTTGCTCCTGTGTAATAATTACCAATATCTAAATTGTCAAATGTTAAGGGTAGTGTTCTATATTGAACATCTGAGCCTGTAGGTCTATATCTATAGTTGCCAAGTTTATAGATATTGTCTGGCATATTCATGTTCCACTCAGCCAAGACTAATGACTGTAAGTGTACTGTTGAAGATGTTTCTAGATGTGTCTTTAATGTCTCACTAACAAACATTTAGACCTCTTCCAGTGATACCGAAATATTCCAGAGATCGTGGTTTGACCCACCACGCTTTACAACAGAGTAGTTGAAGTCTGTTATATAAACCTGCATTATTTGATTATATTGTGCAAGGTGCCCATAGTCTGCATCATCCTTGCCAAAGTTTGAGTACTTGTCATATGCTAAAAACATCCAAAAAGGTCCTGTGTGGTTTTCATACCAGTCAAGCAGTTCTACTCCACCTGCCCCACCGTCTGATGTAAATTCACCTGTTGTATTCTTGTCAGGGGATAAACCAGTAGATAAAAACCCTGCATCCTGAAAATATGATCTTGATGGCAAGTTACTCCAGGAAACAGACATTGTTAATTTATCTGCTATATGATATGAACGCATGCGTCCATTAATAGTTCTTTGTCTTTGTTCAATTCTTGTTGGTGTAAAATTTAATTCCCCACGATTATGGTCTGAAAGAATGAGAAATTGATTAATTAGATCTGGATCTGTAGAGCCAGCAAAGTTGCCTTGTACTTCATAGCCATCTGGTAGATATACCCCATTGACCAGTGTGCCAGGGTTATCAGACCACAACAGGGCCTGGGGGCGTTGATACCTACGTCTACCTGTTAAATACGCTGCTGTAGCCATTTAGCCCCTCTGTGTCCTAATTCTTTGTGAGTCAACTTGTCTAATTTGTGTCATAACAACTCTTGCAATATCCTCTGGATTTGCATCAGATTTAACATTGACGTTTAGATTATAATTATACACCTTTTGGCCGTCGTATGATCCACTATTTATAGCCTTCATTCTATCAACGCCATATGAGTTAACTGCATATTTACTCATTACAAACTCACCAGGAGTTAGCATTGCTGGAACAATGTCAGTTCCTCTTGCAGCGCCTCCGACTGAAAAATACTTAGGTTTAACCATTCCTCCAGAAGACATTGCTTGCATTGCAAATCTTCCACCAGGTCCTCCTCCACCACCTGTAGACTCTGGTAAATTATTTAAACCAGTAACGATGTTATAGCCTTCTAGTGCGCTGGCAAGTGCTGCATCTTCTTCTGCCTTTTTTCTAAGTAATTCAGAAAACTTAGCCCAATCCCCCTTATTTGCTGCATCATCAAAAGCCGCTGCTGCTGCATCTGCTGCTGCTTGTGCTGCATCTAGTGCCTGTGCTGCTGCAATTGTTGCTGCTAAGGCTGCTTCAGATGCTGCATCATCTTCTGGTGCGACATAAGAGTCTGTTGATCCAGACGAGACAAATGCGCTTGATGCTGAATAGTTTGCAGAAGATACAGCAGCGAGTGCTGCAAGAATTGAATCCACTATTTCCTTCATAGTCTTTAAAGGACCATTATTAATTTCTGTTAACTTTGCTTTATAGTCATCAAGTTTAAGTTGTACTGATTCCCAACCAAGTTTTTCAGTTTCAATTGCAAGAAGTTTTGCATCAAGTATTTCTTGATTCTTGTCAAGTTCTCCTTGAAGAGCATCTAGTTTTGATTGTGCGGTTGCAAGTTGGTTTGACTTAAATCCATCAATAACTGTTTCAATATCTCTAATTGCTAGAAGTCTTGCTTCTCTTAACTCTGTTATGTTATATACTTGATCTTCTAGTGAAAGAATTTGTACTTGTACTATTTTTCTTTGTTGTTCAAGCGCATAAGATTCCTGAGCAATTCTAAACTGTTCTGCTTCAATCTGTGCCTTGGTCATACCACTTGAAGATACTAGATTATCAGTTTCAGCCTTTCTCGCTGCAGCAATAAACTCTCCAGATTTGCGGTTTGCTGCTTCGGCTGCAGTTGTACGCATGTCATTTGCAAGTTGTGCTGCTGCTGAAATGTCACCTTGAGAAAGCGCATCAGCAAGAGAAATTCTGCTTTTTTCTTGTGCAGCAATTTCTTGATTAAGTTCAGATATTGTTTGTAATGCTTTTTCTTGAGCATCATACTTTTCATTAATTGCTTCTGTAGCCTTATCAATTAAAGTTAAGTCATTTGACAATACCGCTGACCTATCAGAAAGAACCTGAAGTGGTCTATCAAAGTTAATATCCATGCTGCGTTGAGTGTCATTAATTTTTTCCTGAAGGTCATCAAGGAAGTTTTGTCCAATATTTGGATCATACTTAAGTGTAAGGTTAATTCCGTCAATCTTGTCTTGTTCTTTTTGAATACTATCATTAACAGATTTAACATCAATTTCTGCAGTTTTAATCTTAGCCTTTAAGCCTATGTTGGCTAAATCAAACTGATTTTGTAATGTTCTAGTCTGAAGATCAAGAGATGCAGTGTTTGCATCAATTGCTTCTTGTGTAGTTTGTTCAAATGTAAGTGATTGCTTTCTAATTAATTCAAGCATATCATAATACTCTTTAGTCTTTACTATTAAGTCGCCAAACTTATCTTTAATGTTTACAGTTGCATCTGCTGAACCTATTGCCCAGATGTTAGATTTATCCTTTAATATTTCAAGGATAACTTCTTGTTTTACTCCAGCAGCAGTAAGTTTTTTAAATGCCTCAATTTGCATATTTGTTTCTGCAATATTATCATTAAGTTTTATTGTGCTTAATTGATAATTAAGGTCAATTGTTTTCTTTATTTCTTTATTTAACTCTATCTGTTCTTCCTTAGTGGCCTTCAATCCACCCTGTGCTGCAATTTTTGCAGTTAGTGTTGCATTCTGTAATATCTTTTGAATTTCAATAGAGTTATATGTTAATCTTCCATCTTTATTTTTTGCCTTTGATAAAATATCATAAGCATTAATTTGATTTTCAATTGCTTTACTTGAATCTTTTACATCCTGAATAAATTCACCAATTGTGGCTTTTCGGAATCCTTCGTTAATAAGAGCAAAAACCTCTGTTAACGCATAGATTTGTTTGCTATCTTTACCAACCTTAAACAAGGTATCTGACCATAACTTAAACTGTTCTGCATCAAGACCTCTAAGAATATCCATGAAGTCTTTATCTATCTCTATACCAATATTTCCAGCAGCATCTTTATATGTTTTTGATGCTTGCTCTATTCTTTTAATTGCCCCATCTTGTTCATCAAGTCCTGGATTTACTGACTTTTTACCGCTATCGTTAAGGAACTTTTTCAAAGAGTCTAAAGGCTTAAGGGCATCAAAGCCACTTTCTTTAACAAGTTTAAGTCTTTGAGCAAGGTCGTTGAGGAATGACTCATCCCTTTTTGGACCATCGCCATTTGTTCCTGGTGTTCCTCCACCCTTTGAACCATCATCTATCCCTTGGCCCTTCCATTCAAGACCCATTGCCTTAAGAGCCTCAGTGTAAGCCTTTACGCCTTCAGCAGACTTTCTCCATGCATCATATTGTGATGCTGCTGCTGTTCTTGCTGAGTCAACATAGAGCATTGCTGGATCTTTTTGCTCAGCCTTTTTCATAAAGCCAATTCTTAATGTTTTTTCAATATCTGCCTTAACTGAATCTGCATCTTTAAGCATTGTAAATGCAAAGATTGCTTCAAATCTTTTTTCTGCAGGAAGTTTCATAAAGTAATCTATATTACTTGTAACATAATCCAATGTGGCATTTGCTGGCATTCCTGCTCCAGCAAGTTCTGTTTGATATTTTTGTAATAACTTAACATCAAATTTTCCATTAGGGAAGCGTTTCTTAATTGCATCAATTTCTTTTCCAAATTCAGCAAGTCTATCAATATCGCTTTGGTCAATTTCCATTCCCATGTTTACTGGAACGCTATCTGGAGCCTTTGAATATTCTTCAAGTGCTGTAAGAACATTCTTAAGTTTTGCTGGATCCTCACCAATTAGTTGGTCTGTTAGGTTTTGGAAGCCCTTTTGTTTTGTAGTACTTTCAAACCTTCCAAGAAGTGTTGATATTCTTCCTAAAGTTTCTGGGTCAGTATTTTCTAATGTAAATCTAATAACCTGATTTATATCTTTACCATTTCTTTCAGCAATGTCTTTAAGAAGCAACATTTGCTCTGGAGATACAGTCTTTGATTCAACTAGAAGTGATATTCTAATAACATCTTCAATATTCATTCCTTGGAGTTGTTGTCCAAGAAGTTTTGAACCTATGCTATTATTCCAGGATTCCTGCATTCCAAGAATCGCAGCATCCATTATTTTATTTAATTGTTTTTCTTCAGTAGTGTCAAATCCCAAGAACCCACCAAGAGGGTTTGCAAATGTATTTTCAACTGATTGCATTGCGCCTGGTTTTCTAACTTGGTCAATAACTCCTATATACATATCTAAAACTTGTTGCTGTTGCTTGGCAAGTTCTTTTAATCCTGCTGTTCTATTTTCTTCAAGTGTAGCAATTCTTAAAGTAATTTTTTCAATTTCTTGTAAATTAGTAGTTCTGTCTTTTTCAAGAGATAGGTTTGCGATTTGACTATCGTATTGATAATTTAATGCATCTGCAGATTGCTGAACCGCTGCAAAGTTTTGTGCTGCAACGCCTTGAAGAGTTCCTGCTGCTGCTCCTATTGCTTCTGCTTCTTTACCTGTCTGGAATATTCTTGTTGCAATTGTTCCTATTGCGGCACCTGCTGCAATTAGTCTACCTACAGGAATTCCTTTCATTGCAGCACCAGCAACACTTACTGAATTACCAGCGAGTTGAGCCTGTGCTGCAATCGACATTAAAGATTTGCTGTATGCATTTGCTGCTATTACTCCACCAGCAAGCGCTCCACCAGCAAGGCCTGCAAACTCTCCCTTGCTAAACATTCCCAACTGGTCTGATGCAACAGTTTGGAAGTTTTGTGCTACAGCATCAAAGCCTGCTTTATTTGCGCTTATTAACTCAAGTTGAACCTTTAAAGGATTTTTTGCAAGGTCTCTTCCATCTGGACCAAGTATTTTCATTAACTGACCCTGCATCTGATATTCTAGATTTGGATCCTTAAGATCTCTTGCCATCTTTGTAATAATTGATTCTGCTTCTAGATAAGATAAAACTCCTTGATTTACTGCAGATGCAAGTTGTGCAGTAGAAATCTGTCCAGCAACAGCAGATTCATATTCTTGTGAAAGTTTTGTAAAGTCATCGTTAAACTTTTTACCAGTTTCAGATGAAAGGAAGTTTTCTCCAAATTCTTGGCTTGCAGCACCAGATACAGTTGTTCTGCCCAATCTCTGTTGTTCTGCAGTCTGAGTTCTTGATACCGTTCCAGTTATTGTTCCAAACTCTTCTAATTTTTTATTTGTCATAGAGAATGACTCAGCAAGTTTATTGCCTTCTATAATTGCTTTTTTAATTTGTTTAGACTGCATGATTAATATAGCAGCATACCCCAAAGCAACTCCTGCAAGAAGTTTAAACGGTGTGTTTAATATTGGCATTAACATTGAAAGCATTGCAACTGCACTTACATTGCTCATATTTCTTGCCATAAACCCGTCTGGATTTGTAGAAGCCTGGGCCATAGACATCATAGGAAGCATTGATGCGGCCATACCAAAGCCCATATTTTTTCCCATACCGTTCATCTGCTTTAACTGACGAGCATTCTTTAACTCTTCTTTGGTCATTGTTGATGCAGATTGAGTATTTTTTACTGTGCTATTTGCTGCATCTCCAGCAGTTTTTCCAAGATCTGCAACTCTTGGTGTTGCTTCCTTTACCTTTTTAGAAAGATTTTCAAACCTATCTCCAAGGCTTTTAAGTTTTTTATTGTTAAAGACCTTATCAATTGCTCGTTCAACCTTGTCTGGTGTTCTTGCAGTGTTTGTTCCTGTGCGTAGATCTCTTGAAGCATTTCTTGGGTCAGTCTTCCATTCGCTATCAGACATTCCAAATGGTTTGTGTGTAAGTTTTCCATTTCCATCAAAGTCAATATTTGATTCTGCAAACCCAGGAACCCTATCAGCAATCATTGATTGAATAAGTGGCATATACTTTGCAGATTGTTTTGCAGGAATTACTGCTTCTCCTGGAGAAAGCATTGCAGGTTGAATATCTCCAGCACCCTTTGGACCAGGTACAGAAACAATACCTTCTGCTAACTTAAGAGGGGCCTGGACTTTAGAATGAACTCCCTGGAACTTAGCCCAATCTACATCCTTGCCTGCTTTTAAGCGGTCAATCATTCTTTGATATACAACACGTTCAAGTCTTGTTAAATCAAATGATGCAACAGTCTTTTCTAATTTTGGTAGAACACGATTAATCTCTTTAAGCATTTCTTTTTGATACTGGGCTGGGGTCATTGACCTTGCTATATCAGCAGTGTTTTCAGCAAATGCTTTTCTAGCACCACCCTTTACTCCAAGAAGATTTATCATTGCTTGATCTTGCATTGATGGCATACCGAAGTTAAACTCTCTTGCTCCTGATGCCTTACCAAATACTCCAGCAGCACCTACGTCTGCTAATGTTCCTCCAAATACATTTGATGGAGATAAGTCTTTATCCCCTCGCAATGTTGAGGCAACTAATTGCTTAAAATAATCTTCCTTAGAAAATTTAGTTCCACCTGTTGCAAAGGCTGGGTTATATGGTGATTCAAGAACAATGATCTTACGCTTACCAGAAATATCTGTTGGATCAATCATTGTTCTAATCTTTTGTTCTGGAGCCTGTAGACCGTGAGCCTCTCTAGCAATAATTGTTGCTCTTTGTTCTGCTAACGCTGCTTTTTCATCAAGGACTGGCTTAACAAAAACTACTTCTCCATTTGGCTTTCTATAAATTCCACCAATGCCTGCAATTGGAAAACTGTGACCTGAAGTATCTTGTAACTTTACACCATAATTTGTTGCTGGAGTATCTCTAAATCTACTTGATCTTACACGAGCATCTATCTGTTGAGCAATTGCTCTATTTTTTGCAACATGCTTAAATGCTAATGGCATTCCTAGTGAAACAACTCCACCTGCAAAGCCTGGAACACCAGTTCTTGGCAATTCTTTTATCTGAGCATTTGTTAGACCAGCATCTTTTAACAATGAAAGTTGATTTGTTTTTGAACCAAACTTTTCATAATATCCAGTAGATAGCCTTCTATCTAGTGTTGCATGAACAGCCTTTTCAACTGCAGATCTTTGTGATAATGGCTTATCTAAAATCATCTTAAGTGCTGCTTGTGCTTGATCTCTTCTAGAAATATGCATTCCTCCAGCAGAGGTTTTTGCTATGTTTTGAAAATATGTATTAAAGAATGATTGCTCTTCAAACACATTGCTTGGAGCATTTCTCTTATACTGAGTTAGTGATGAAAGTTCATCTACCTGTCTATCAGTAAATCTATGGCTAAGTGCTGGAGAGTATTTAAATTCTTTAGCCCTATTACCTTGTGCACCTTGAACCGTCATCAGTTCTTCTTCTGTTAATCCATAAGGATTTGGCTTAGTTCTTGCAATTAACTTTAATTCTTCAACTTCTTGTTTATGAGTAGCAACAAGTTCTTTATAAATTGGTGAATCTTTATATCTTGATCTTAAAGATTTAACCTCTTTTTTAACTTCTCTCTTCTTGCTTGCATCATATTTTTGCAACTTAGAATTAATTAATTTTGGTGTTAAAACGCCACCTCTTTCAGCAATCTTTTCTTGCAATCTTGTTCTTATTGCATGTTCAAGTTTTCCTTCAGTTGTATCCGCATACCCCTTAACTGAACTAACGGGACCACCAGGAAGTCTACCTTGGGATTCAAGCCATGTTTGATTTTCTGTTAATAAATTTTTTAGTTCAGGAACATCTTGTTTCTTTACCTTAAAAGATTGTGATCCTACTGTTACAGTTACTAATCCATCTGCTCCATCATCAAATCTAATACCAGAAAGTCCAGGTCTTCTAACTCCAGAAGAAATTGAAATAACTGGTGCTGCATTTGGAGATAGGCCTCTACGGGCAGCATCTCTTGCTGCATATCTTGCTTGTTGTGCTTCACGAAATGCTGCAGGGCCTGCTGATAGAGTTCCAACTCTTCCAGCCATAAAACCTGGAACCTTGTCCTGAATAATCTGATTAATAAACCCTGCATACTTTTGTGTTTGCTTTGTTGGAATAACAGATTCTCCAGGTGAAAGCATTGCTGGAACTACATCCCCTGCCCCCTTTGGTCCTGGAACTGAGGCTGTTCCTGTAGCAAACCTTTTAGGAAGAATCATCCCTCCCCTAGGCATAAACATTCCTGGGTTGCCTGCTGCAAAGGCTCCCATAGAAGCGTTAGCCTTAGTATAAACACTCATCAAAGATGATAGCGCAGTTGCTTCTAATGCATATGCTGCAGAAAGTTGCTGATGCTTAGAATAAAGAGCATTGCTAATAGATATATTTTCTAGTTCTTCTTGTGATAAATACTGTGTTTTTAGTGCTGCATCTGTTGATCCCGCTGCAAGTTGCTGATAGCCTTTACGAAGAACTTGAATTCCTTTAACAGAGTTTGCAACTGCGTTTGCAAGCAAACCAAATGTCATTAAGAATAGAGGCCCTAGCCCACCTACTACTACAGTTATAACTCCAATAGCCTTCTTTATTCCATCTGGAAGATTGTTAAACTTCTCAGCCATTCTTCCAATAAACTCAATTACTGGTGTAAGTATTTTTGCAAATAATTCTCCAATAGGAGCAATAGATTTTTTAAGTCTTTCTACTGATCCAACTAATTTATTCATTGGTGAATCTGCCTGAATCTTTAATTCTCGTTGACTTAAGATTGCAAGTTCTTCTACTGAAGCATTAGTAAGTTGAAGCACACGGGCAGCCTGTGTTCCTTCTCTTCCTATGTTGTTTAATAGTGCAGAGATTCTAGCAAACTGATACTTACCAAAAACTTTTTCAATTACTCTTGATTTTTCAAGATCTGTTAAAGGCTGTAAAGATTTTGCAAATGCAGTAACTGTGTTTCTTAAGTTACCAGCATTGGCTTCAACAATACCTTTAATATTAATTCCAACCGCTGCAGCAGCCTTTGATGCAGCATTACTTGGATTAATTAAAGATGCAAGGCCTGACTTAAGTGCGTTAGCACCTTGTGCTGCAGATATTCCACCTTCTTGCATTGCAGCCATAAAATATGCAAGATCTTTTACATCTCCACCAAGTTGCTGAATAACTGGAGCAACTTTTGGAATTGCTTCTGTTAAATCATCAAGTGCAACAACAGTCTGGTTTTCAACTGCGTTAAGAAAATCAATTGTCCCAGCCATTGCTGAGGTATCAATTTGAAAAGCATTCTTTAATGCAATTGTGGTTTCTAGTGCTTTTTCTTGTGTTACTCCGCCAAGTACTGCAAGTTTGTTTGTTTGCTCTACAAGTGTCTGTAATCCTTTGCCAGAAAAACCTGCTGCAGCAGCATCTGCTGCCATCTTAATCGTGTCTGAAACCTTAAGACCATACTTAGTATATTCATCAGCAAGATCACGAATATTTTTTAAGGCAGCGTTTGTTGCACCTTGATCTGTAAAAATATCTCCATAAACCTTTTTAAATCTAATTACCTGTGTTTCAATTTCTTTAAATGTTTTTATTGCCTGAGCACCAAAAAGCATAAGGGGAATTGTAAAGCCAACCATAAGTTGACGACCTGCCCACTGAGTATTTTTACCAAAGTTTAATAGTTTTGTTGAACCATCATCAATAATTTTATTTAATATTTGCTGTTTTTGCGTTGCCATCATTAACTGGGTAGTTAGGTTTTGCATGTTCAAGGATTTTGGAGTAAACTTCATGGCGTTCATTGCGCCTTGAGCATCACGTCCTAACTGAACATATTGCTGTTGAAGTGTTTTTACACGCTTGTCTACTAACTTTCCAACGGTCTCAAATTCTCTACCAAAAAACTTTCCAAAAGTCTTGGTAGATGCCATTCCATATCTAAAATATTCTTTAAGGGATAGTCTTTGTCTATCTAGGTTTGTAGCAAACTGCTCAGAGGCAGTGCTCATTCTTGTCATTGATGCTGTCCACTGACCAGTGGCATTTACATTGTGTA